CACCATGCAGAGGCGCAAAGGCCGATGGCGGCAGAATCATCAAGCGATTGATTCAGATGCCGCATTAAGCAATCTACAGCGGAAAATCAGCGGATGACAGTCGAGACAATCGACATAACGGACATTAGCCAAGACCCGGCCAATGTCCGCAAACACTCACGCCGGAACCTTGACGCAATCAAGGCCAGCTTGAGAGCGTTTGGCCAGCAGAAGCCGATTGTCGTTGATGATCGCAATGTGATTCTGGCTGGTAATGGCACTTATGAAGCGGCTAAAGAATTAGGCTGGTCAGAGATCCAGATCGTTCGCACGCGATTAACCGGCACGTCTGCCGTAGCCTATGCCATTGCCGACAACCGAACGGCTGAACTTGCCGAATGGGATGATACGGCACTGGCCGAGCAGTTGAGAGCCTTGCAGTCGGAAGAGTTCGACGTTGAAGCGGCAGGCTTTACGGGTGAAGAGATTGATGGGCTGATTGAGAAGTTGGCGGGTGAAATCGTTCCTGACTTTCAGCCCGGTACGATTGACGATCAAGGCCGGCTTGATCAGAAAGCAAAAACAACCTGCCCGGAATGCGGTCATGAGTTCACGCCCTGAATTGCGGCTGGATTGGTGTACGCATGAGGCGGCGAAGTATGCCGTTGAGAAGTGGCATTATAGCCGGTGCATTCCAAAATCCAAACTGGCAAAAATTGGCGTTTGGGAAAGTGGCAGGTTTATCGGAGTTGTGATCTACGGCGTTGGTGCTACCGCCGACCTTGTAAAACGGTACGGCCTAAAAATGACTGAGGGATGCGAGCTTGTGCGAGTCGCTTTGACATCACACGAAAACCCAGTCTCAAAAATTGTTGCCGTGTCGCTCAAACTCTTGAGGCGTGAATATCAAGGTCTTCGATTGGTTGTGTCATTCGCCGATCCTGAACAAGGACACAAAGGCGGAATTTATCAGGCTGGCAACTGGATTTTTGCAGGACAGTCTCAGGCGTCAGACGAATACATTTTTAAAGGTAAAAGGTGGCAAGGTCGTTCGTTCCGCAACAAATATAAAGGGATGGAGAAGCACCCAAGCGTCACGATTGTCAAAGGGTCATCAAAATACCGCTATCTTATGCCCCTTGATGATGAAATGCGGAAGCAAATCGAACCGCTGAGAAAGCCATATCCAAAACGCGTCCGAAGTGAAGTTAGCGGCACGATTGGCAGCCAGCCAATAGGGGGCGGTGCAACTCCGACCCGGACGCTTATTGATTCCTTGCAAGCACGCAGGTCAGCAGGCAATGCCGACACCTCCACCACCTGAACACACAAGATGGAAGCCCGGACAATCAGGCAACCCACAAGGCTACAGCCGCGGACGCCGACAGATTGACGACCTTATTCAGTTGATCGAAGAAACCAAAGGGGCTGAACGGGCAATCAGCCGAGCGTGGCTAAAGCAGATTCTGGGCGGTAGCCTGCCACACTTGAAAGAGTACCTTGAACGGCGTGACGGTAAAGTACCGACGCCAGTTGAGGCCAGCATATCAGACGCATCTGGCAATGATTTCGTCACCATCCTACCGCCTGACGATCAAGCAGGCGACACCGCCACAGAAACAGTTTTGGACTGACCCCGCCAAGTGGCGGTCATTTATCGGTGGGGTGGGGAGCGGTAAGACATTTGCCGGATGTTGGGAAGTACTCAGGCAGCCGCCGAACACCATCGGCATGGTGGTCAGCCCAACCTACCCAATGTTGCGTGATACGGTTGTCAGGACGTTCAAGGAACTGACCTTGAACGTGGATATCGTCAAGAGCTTTAACACTTCGACGATGACGGCGGAGCTGATCGGCAACCGGACGATTCTGTTTCGGTCGGCTGATAATCCTGACCGCTTGAGAGGGCCGAACCTCGGCTGGGTCTGGATCGATGAAGCTGGTTATGTTGACTATGAAACGTGGCTGGTCTGCATTGGCCGGTTGAGACGCGAGCCGGGGCGGCTGTGGATTACGACCACGCCACGCGGCAAGCGGCATTGGCTGTACACCGACCTGGTCAAGACTGGCAAGGTGAGCCTGACGCAGGCCGCAACCGCTTCAAACACGTTTAACCCGGCTGATTTCGTCGGTAGTCTTGAATCGGCTTATTCGGCAGACTGGCAGCGGCAGGAACTGCTGGGCGAATTTATCGAACCCAGCGGCACGGTGTTTCAACGTCAATGGTTCGAAATTGTCGATTCAGCACCGGCTGACAAGATGATCGTGAGAGCGTGGGATTGTGCCGCAACGCCTAATAGCGGCGATAGCACGGTCGGCACGCGGATGATTAAGGATGGCGATGATTATTACATTGATCATGTGGTTGCTGCCCAGCTTGGTCCTGCTGACGTTGATCGGCTGATCGTCCAGACAGCCGCCGCCGATGGGCATGGCGTGCAGACGATCATCGAAGAGGAAGGCGGTTCGTCAGGCAAGCGGGCCAACGAACATATCATCAATCGCTTAAACGGCTATATCGTCCATTCTGAGCGTGTTACAGGCCCCAAGCTGACAAGAGCCATGCCGATGGCACGCGAAGCGTCCAGAGGCCGCGTAAAGCTCGTTAAAGGCGATTGGAATCAGGCGTGGCTGGATGAAGTCTGTAGCTTCACCGGCGAAGATTCAAAGAACTCCTACCATGATGACCGGGTTGACTCGGCATCGCTGGCGTTTAACTTTCTCAACAAAATACAGCCGTTTGTATGGTTCTCCTAATCTAAATGCCTGACTACAACCCACTCAACTGGCTCCGCTCGAAAGCACTTCGCACGGGCGTTACTGCCGACACCACCGAGATCGACGTGTCGGCATGGTCAGTCGATGTAATCAACGCCTTGAGCGATGATTATGCGAACCTCGCCCGGCCCTACTGCGATAACCCTGTGATCAGGGCCGCTATTGAGGCCATGCGGCGGAATGTCTGCAAGGCCACGCTTCAGGTCGGCTACTTTGACGAGGAAGGCGGATTTGAGCCGGTTGATCATCCGTTAATCCAGATATGGAAAGAACCGGCACCAGGTGAGACAGAATCAACGCTGGTTGAATTTATCTATCAACAGCTTTTGGAGGATGGCAACGCATACGTTCCCGCCATCTCTGACCGGGACACGCAGACGGGCGGAACGATACGCGAACTCCAGCCCATCCCGTATAGCTGGCTTCAAGTGCCGACATACGGGCAGGCCATCGGCGAAATCACCGAATATCCCTTTGTCGGCTTCGATGGTGGCAGGGGCTTCCAGTTCACCACCCCTCGCGAGCGGATGCTGCATTTCCGGGTCGGCAAGTCATCGACTACAGCCGCAAAGGGGCGTTCACCGCTTGAAGCGGTCAGGGCAGAGTTGGCACTGATCAAGCTGACAGCGATCTACGAAACAACCATCCTAAGCCGTTCCGGTGTACCTTCATGGCTGGTCAGTCTGACCGGCACCGGGGCGCAGATGATGACATCTGACAACATCGCTGTACTTCAGTCAGACATCAAGCGGGCCGTGTCTGGCAAGGGCGTCGGCAGGCCACTGATTTTCAAGGGCGGCGAACTCGACATAAAAACGCCGGGATTCAGCCCAAAAGATCTCTCCGTTCAGGAAATGACCGAAATCGCTGTGGCCCGTGTCTGCGGTGTCTTAGGCTGGTCGCCAATGTCGCTTAAACAGCCTGACACGGGCAAAACCTACAGCAACTTGATTGAAGCCAATCGGGCAAGCTGGCGAGATGCGATTATTCCATTCCTTGAACTCTTGGCAATGCAGTTGACGCGACTGGTGCGAACGCTTCCCACCGGCTATGACGGCGCGATCGCTCAGCCTGATAGTATGCTGACAGTCAGGTTCGACACAAGCCAGATCGAAGAATTGGCAGCAGACACAAAAGCCTTGTCAGATCGGGCGGTGGCCTTGTATCAATCCGGTTTACTGTCACTTAATGAAGCTCGGCAGATTATGGGCTACGCTGAAATTGAATCACAGGATACGCCAGCCGAAGCGGCAGAAGATGTTGCAGAAGGCGAGGCTGAATAATGCCTGCCGGTAATTGCAATCTGACAATAGAGCAAGGGGCCACCTGGTCACAGTCGATCCAATATCAGACTGCCAACGGCACGAATATCAGCCTATCCGGCTACACCATCCGCATGCAGGCACGGCCAGCTTATACCGCCAATACGACACTTGACCTATCGACCACCAACGGCAACATTACGATCACATCAGCGGCTAACGGCACTTTCACCTTGCAGCAGACAGCCGCCCAAACGGCTAACCTGACTGCGGGCAGTTATGTCTATGATCTTGAACTGGTCAAGCCTGACACCACAGTTGATCGGCTCTTGTATGGAACGCTCACAGTCACGCCGGAAGTCACGCGCTAATGGCTGATATTATTGTCAGACAAGCCAACAGCACCAGCCTGACGATTCAGTCGTCAAGTAATCAGGTGCTTGTGCGGCAACAGCCGAATAATACGGTTGTCGTACAGACGACCGGCAACAGCTATGTTCTGCCACCTGCCACCGCAAACACGCTTGGCGGCATCATCGTTGGCGATAACCTGACCATCAACGCCAATGGGCTGCTGTCGGCTCAAGCGGGCGGTGTCAGTACGTTCAATAATCGAACGGGGAATGTCACGCTAACGGCGAATGATGTTTCGTCGGTCGGCAATTCACTGTATTTTCCGCTGAATGCCAACATCGTTAGCGGCAACGCGACGATAGCAGGGCAGGTTTATCAGCTTGCAAGTGGCAATGGAACACTTAATAAACGCACAATCTATGGCATCAGTAAAACAAACAATCTTGCTACCACTGAATATCAATTCGCAATCGGCATGACTTACGGCTATCCAGCCGCTGGCAGCGTCTTTTTATCTCGTGCGTTCGATACGACAGTAGCTAGAGGGCTAAGTCAATCTGAGATCGACCTGAGCCCTGTTTCTGCGCAGCTTATTTCTACAAACAAACATGCAAACGGAACGCTGGTAAGTCAAGCAATATTTGGAGCGGCGGCCAGCGGTTCAACTTTGTACTACGAAGATCAGACAACCTTCTCATTTATGGAGGTTGGTGTCACCGGCATCCTTTTCTTTGGCGTGACATTTGGGGTAAACAATTCGCCACCTGGGCCAAATGAATTAATGACACGATCAACCTGCGACCAGCGTTACGAGCCGATAACGAGGCGTAATTAATGCCATTTTCCGCATTAAAACACAAAGGTCTGATCTTTGACGCGACCAGCGACGCAAATTTCACCGGCAACGGCATTCACTGTTATGGCGGGCTGGAATACTTCGTTGCGTGCTTTCCCACCGGTGCAAACGGCGCACTTGAGGCTTATGAAATCGGGAAGAAGGTCGGGCTTTACAGCAGTAACGACAACGGCACGCTCTATTCTGAATGCGTGCTGGATAAAGGCAGCCTGGCAATCATTGCCAATAACGCAACTCTTTCAAATGTCACAGTCTGGGAAAGTGATTCAATTCTGACACAGGGCCGGGGCGATGGACGCTATGTAACGCCCGCCAATCTGACCGCCTATCTGCCTTCCGCCAATTTCACCTACGCAAACATCGGCGGAACAATCCCGACAGCCACGAATACAACGCTCGGAGCGATCAAAGTAGGATCAAACTTGACTATATCCAACGGCACACTGTCGGCAAGTATCCCGGCTGCTGGTTTTACTAATGGTGATACCTTGAACGGGGGGTCATACTGATGCCCACGTTTAACGGCACAATCGTGCTGAAAAACAACAGCACTGCCGGAGCGGCCCCGGTTGCTGGCAATCTGACAAACGGCGAGATTGCGATCAATACCAAAGATGGGATCATCTACAGCAAAACAAGCGATCTTGGCTATATCATCAGCTGGAATGGCACGATCAATTATCCACAGGTTTCAATTACTTATCTTATCGTCGCCGGTGGCGGTGGGGGTGGTGGGGGTAACTCTGCGGGTTTCCCTGACGGTGGCGGTGGTGGTGCTGGCGGCCTGCTCACAGGCACAGCTAATTTTAGCCTGTCTTCAAATTACACTCTTACTGTTGGTGGTGGCGGCGGCGGTGCGTCCGGTTCAGCGTCAAATGCCAGAGGGTCGAACGGCTCAAACTCTACGCTTGGCAGCCTCACAGCCTTTGGTGGCGGTGGCGGTGGCGTCCGCGATAACACCTTAAATAGTGGCAGTGCTGGCGGCTCAGGTGGTGGTGCTGCAATCAATTCAGCAGGAACTGCCAGCGGCACGCCGGGCAACGGAACAAGCGGTCAAGGCTATTCGGGCGGCTCCGCCTTTGGCGGGTCTCAATATGGCGGCGGTGGTGGTGGTGGTTCAGCGGCAGTCGGTGGCAATGGCACGACCAGCACGGGCGGCAACGGTGGCAATGGCACCAGCTCAAACATTACCGGCACGCCCACAACATACGCGGGCGGTGGCGGCGGTTCTGTCCGTTCAGGAACGGGCGGAATTGGCGGCACGGGCGGCGGTGGAAATGGCACGGTTTCTGGCAGTGGATCAAACGGCACGGTAAACACGGGCGGCGGCGGCGGTGGTGGTGGATCGTCAAGCGGCTCAGGCGGCAATGGCGGCAGCGGGATTGTCATTATCAGCTTTGCCAATACGACAAATATCACGGTTGGTGCCGGGTTGACTTACAGCAACGCAACCAACGGGGCGAATAAGGTCATTTCCTTCACCGGCGGCACTGGCAACATCTCATTCAGCTAATGGCACACTACGCACTTTTAACGCCTCAGAATGTTGTCACAGAAGTCTTTTCGGGGAAAGATCCCGGTCAAGATGGAGTTGCCGATTGGGCAGCGTATTATACCAAAGTTCGCAATCAAAAGTGCTTGCAGACAAGCTATACCGGAAGCATCCGGAAGAATTTTGCATCGGTAGGTTTTACATACGATCAGACACGAGACGCTTTCATCGCTCCCCGGCCTGAGCCTGCCGAATATTACACGCTGGATGAACAAAGCTGCCAATGGGTGATGACCCCGGCGGGCATGCTGGCAATCACAACAGATGCCATCACGGCCCATTTTGACCAGGTGGCTAAACAGCGGGAATATGATAGTCTGCTGACCATCGACACCTATAAAGGCTCAAATGTGCCACAATGGGCCGCAGAACACGCTGCCTATTTTGCATGGCGTGATCAGTGTTGGATCAAAGCCTATCAGATTCAGGCCGATGTTGCGGCTGGCTTACGACCCGTGCCAACGCCGGAACAAGTGATCAGTGAACTTCCTATCCTTGTGTGGCCATCATGAGCGATCAGCCAAGCCAATCAACTCGCGAACTGGTTGAACAGCTTAAAGCTCAGGGCCTGACGTTTGAACAGATCGTGGCTGAACTCAAGAAACGTGGCATCAAGCTGGGAGGCCAGAAATGACAGACATCGTAGGGCAGATCAATAAGCAGCAGATGAGCAAAACGGTCAAGCGGGCCGCCCTTGCTGGCCTGCTGGCAATCTTGATTGTCGTTGAGGCCGATCTACCCGCCATCGTTGAAGCCACAACCCCGGCGGGCGTGGTGCTGGCGATTGTCATTAGCCAAGCGATTTCATTTCTCAAGTCAGGCAAAGAAATAAAGGTCTAAGCTGATGCAAGATGCAACAGTGGACGATTCAGGGCCGGGGATGTCACTTCTGCAATCGGCCCTTTATGGCGTAGGTTCTATCTGGGGGGCGGCTTATGTCGTTAATCATCCAGTTGAGGAATCTATCATGCACCTGTTTGTCAGACTCATTCCGCAAATCCTAATCGGCATTGCCGCCGTGATTCAGGCGGTCATTGCCTACCGCAAAATGCAACAAGCCGAAAAAGCCAAGTAACTCGGTTCGATCCTCAGTCCCGGAAAGGCAGGTGATCTGTTGTTCGGTGAATTAGTGGTCATGTACGGTCTTCAATGTCAAACGGGCGACTGCCCAAAAAACGTCCAAATTTCGCCCGTAGTGGCGTCGCCGGTGGTGATAGGTGAAATCTATCGACCGAACCCACTGCAACGCATCCTGCGCAAACGTGGGCCGGTTTATGCCGTTCCTGTTCTGATTCTTCCATCCGAAACCAAGAAAGACCAGGCGAAATAATGCCACTTGATCCAGAGATTCAGACTCAGCTTGATACGCTGGTGGCGGAAGTGAAAAGCAAATTCACTGCTGAAAACCAAGCGGCCCTCGACGCTGCTAAGATTGAAGCCGACGCCGCCATTGCGACTGTCAAGGCGGAAGCCGATGCCGCGATTGCGGCAGCCAAAAAGGAGGGACAGAGCGAACTTTTGCTCACCTTAAAAAGTGCCTTCGGACTGCCTGTCTAAGGCCATCTTGTCACTTGCCGCGTGCCTGTCTTTGTACTTTGGGAGTCAGAAGATCGGCACGCTTGGCGAAACCACGCAAACGGCACCAGAGCCAATCAAACCGGCTTGGCTGACGCTGGTTTATGGCTCACGCTCCATTGACTGGATCGGTGACGAAAAGATTATGGCCGCAGCCACCAGCCGAGGCCAGCGAATCAGCTTTATCAGTGCCGACGATGCGGCCCTTGAAAAGCTGCATCTGAGGCCGATGGTCGATGCAGTCGGCACGCCTTGTCTGATCTTTCAAGGGGCCGATGGATTGATTCAGCGGCTCGCAAAAGTGACCACGATTGACGATGTTGTCAGACAAATTGAATCGATCAAAAATTAGTTGGCAACTGTAAACGGCAAAACAATCGACCTGACACCCACTGACGGGATGCGGGCCGAGGCTGAACGCTACCGAAAATGGAAGGCCGACGGTCGCCGTGGTGGAACCGACACCGCACGGCGACGGGCCTCCCAGATTCTGTCAGCAGGCGAACTGTCGCCAGATGTGGTTATCACCATGTCGGCATGGTTCGCACGCCATGAGGTTGACAAGCGGGCCACCGGCTTTCGCCCAGGTGAAGCGGGCTATCCATCGCCCGGCAGAGTGGCATGGGCTGCATGGGGCGGCGATGCTGGCCAGACATGGGCTGACGCCAAAGCCAAAACGATTAAGCGTGCCCGTGGTGAGGCTGTCAAGGCACGCCAGACACCCAGACAACTGCTGGACGCAATGCCGGACGGGGAACCGCTTTACCGTGCGGCCCGGTCGATTCTGCTATCGATTGGCAAACAACAGATTGAGACTTGGCGGCGGTTTATCGAGCCACCCAAGGCCAAAGAATTCAATCCGCTTGACCCCTTTGCGGGTGCGATTGAGATGGGTAATCGATTTATCCCGACGATTACCAGTTATATCGATGAATCAGGCCGGGCGGCACTGGTCGAGCTTGACCAGCAGGACGCAGACGATTGGCTGGTGAAAGCTCCGCATGTCATTGATGCGGCACGAACGGCTACGCTGGACTTGTGCCAAGAGACGATTAACACATTTATTTTTGACTTGAACACCACGCTTGACGGAATCCGCGAAGACATTGCCGAATCCATCCGCACCGGCGAAACGCTTGGCGATACGGTTGACCGGGTATCTCGCTGGGTGGATGAAAACTCTCGCTGGCGTGCCCGTCGAATCGCTGTCACTGAATCAGCACGAGCCTACAACCAAGGCCGATTTGAAGCCACAAGGGGCTTAGATTTTGTGGCTGGTTATGAGTTGGTTCTATCGTCCGACGCCTGCCCACTCTGCCATGCGATCAAACGCCAATGCCCCGTGATTCCCAAAGATGGCACATTCGGCCAAAACGGCAAAAATGAAACCTATAAAAATCTGAAATTCCCGCCATTTCATCCCGGTTGCCGCTGTACAACCGTTGTCGTCTTCGATGATGAAGTGCCAAAGGAATGGCCACGGCCCGTCAAGCCTGCTGATAACGGCTACATCCTGCCAAGTGATGCTGACTTTGCTAACGCCATTGAAGGCGGTTATGAGTCAGTCGCCATCGGCAACGCTAAATCAATCAACGCCTTTATTTTGACTGAATAACAGGGCCTGACAAATGGAAAAACTCGTGAAGGCAGTCGAAACGACTGTCAATGGCGGCGGTGCAGGCTCGTTCAAGGGCTATGCCGCCCGCTTTCTCAACATTGACCGGCAGGGCGACATCATTCTGCCCGGTGCCTTCTCAGGTGCCATCCAAACATTTATGGACGATGGCGGCATGGTGCTTGCCGACCACGAAAACAAGACATCTGCCGTAATTGGAACATTGATTGACGCTCACGAAGATCGAAGCGGCCTGATGGTTGACGTCGCATTATCTGCCACGAAATCCGGTCAGGAAGTCAGACAGTTATTAAAAGAGAAGGCATTGCGAAAGATGTCGATTAGTTTTTACGCCAAACGTCCGACACGCATCCCAGATTCAGCCATCCGCGAACTCTGGCAAAAGTACGATTTCAAGCCAAGCGAAGCCCAGAAGCAACTTGCAAAGTCAGGTGCAAACCTGATTTCCGAGGTGGCAGAGGTCTTGGAAGTCTCCATCGTGCCGATCCCCGCCAACCCCGGCGCGGAAGTGATTGCAGTCAAGTCTCATGACGACTGTGATACACCGGCATTACCACCCACTGGCTTCGTGCAAGTGGCCGGTCAGTTGCTCGATTTCACCGCTTTAGTCAAGCGGTGCGAGCTTGCTGATCGTGTCATTTCTGATTTCCAATCGCCAAACCGGCGACATAAGTAAGGAGGCCACTCAAATGGCTTTGACAGAGACTCGCACGGCTTCGGCGATTGCTGAAGACCGTCTTCGCTTGGCTGCGCAGGTTCAGGGCCTGCGTGATGAACTGGTTTCAGCCCCTGACGAAGTTCGGGCAGAGAAGTCTGCCGACTTGTCGAGCCTGATGGACCAGCTTGAACGCTGTGATTCTGAATATCAACTGGCCGCATCGCTTGAGCGTGCCAATCAGATGATCGAAAAGATGGCACGTCAGCCGAACAGGCCCGAACCGACCGTTTACGGGTCAAACGTCCAGTATCAACCGGCCCGCGTCTCTTACGATGGTCGGGTGCTGGATAACGGCGGGCTTGCCGATCCATCTGACAAGTCGGCTCTTGCATCGCCTGAATATCATCAGGCATTCAAGGCTTTGATTCAGGCCCGCGGACGCATTGAACTGGTCAAGAGTTCAAGCCTGCGGAACATGCTGGAAGTCTATGGTAAGGGCGGCGACTTCGGCCTGCCTTCCAACGAGTTTTATATGCCCTTCTCGAAGGATATGACACTTGGCACCACCACCAACGGCACAAACACCGTTACGCCTGATTTCCGCTTTGATGTGGTTGTCGGCAGAACGGTTGCCCCTGTAATGACTCGCATCTGCCGCGTGATCAATACAAATGTCAATCAGGTGACATTTCCGCGTGATTCAAACACGAACAACATCACCACGTCCCCGCAGTACGGTACGACGTTCCGCCCGTTCATGGGTGAAACAGTCAATACCACGCTGTCAAAGATCGATACCGGCCCGTTCACCCAGTTGACGATTCCGGTTAACACCGGCACGATGTTCACCGATGTTTCGGCTGACTTCTTCGCCGATGTGGCCGGGATTTCCAACTACATCCAGACGGAAGCCTCAAAGGCTTTCGCTGCTGTGGTTGATAATCAGGTCATTAACGGCGTGACCGCATCGACCGAAGCGGAAGGCGTGATTTCCAACAGTTCTGTCGGCATCACCAAGACCGGCAGCAATAACACGCTGGTTGCATCAAAGGTGATCGACGGCTTCTATGCTCTCGCCGATCAGTATGCCACGAACCTTTCGTGGGTCATGCGTCGGGCCACTCATGGCAAGCTGGTTGCCCTGAATGATACGACCAACAGAAGCCTTTTCTTAGGCTCTGCCGATTCTGGCTATGTGCAAGGTATTACGCCTTCCATCATGGGCCAGCCGGTTTACTTTAATGGCTTTGTGCCTGCATCGGGTGCATCGACACCGAAGTCGATTGTCTTAGGTGATTTTAACGAGTACATCCTGCTCTTGCGGCAGGGCTTCACCGTCGCGATTGATGAGGTGTCGCTGGCCTATGCCAACCGCGTCCGCATCGCGGTCAAATACCGCTTCGGCGGTGCTGTGAGAGATCCGCGAGCCTTCCAGATTATTCAGGAACTCGTGTAAGTTTTGAGGGCGTGCCCCTCGCCGTTCCCGGTTGTCAGATGCTTCGGCAGCCGGGGGCGGTTTTTACCTTACTTTGTTTATCACACTGAAATAAGACTACTGCACTATGCCTGCATACATCACACAGAATGAAGCGGCCCTATTTGCTGAAACGCTGGGCAGTGTATCGGCCATGCGTGCCACCGTGCTATTAACTGCCGCATCAACTATGCTCGACCAGTTTACAGGGCGGACTTTTACAGGTGCCGAACTAACGGACAGCGTGAAAGCTGGCATCGCGATGTGTGCCGAATGGATGGCGACATCAAACCCGGCAGGCGGCACGATCATCAAAGAAAAGATCGGCGACTACGACGCCAGTTATGCCACGCCTGAAGCTGGTTCAATTCCGGTTGCAATTCAGATGTTGTGGGCACCTTATAAGATTGTGGCAGTAGGATGATTAAAGCCTCTTTCACGCTCAACTGGTCGGGCGGTGAATACTCCGTTCGACTGCATCGTGAACTTGTCAGGGCTGTGGGCAAATCTGCCCTGCTGGTCGAGCGATCTGCAAAAAAGATGCTTGCCAATAGCGGCAAGAGCATGACCGCAAAATCAGGTATTAATCAGATCGGTTCGCGGACTGGATCAATGGCCGCCATGAATCGATTCAAGGCAGGCACTCGCGACATATTCAACCTTAAAGAAGTATCGAACAAAAAAGGTAATAAGACGCTGGTTTTTGGCGGAACAATGATGTCAAGCAAGGTCGGCAGGCTTGACCGCGTTTATTGGTACGCAAATCCGCTATTCCGCTGGGTGCAATCCTCGCAACCAGGCACGCCGCCAAACAAGCAGACTGGCAGACTGCAATCGTCCGTTACGTCACAATTTTTAGAGGGTGGATTAAAAGCCAAGGTCGGCCCGGCTCAAAATCTGATCTATGCCCGGATTCAAGAGCTTGGCGGCAAAGCAATGATCCGGCTTCCCGCCCGCCCATACATGCGGCCAGCATTTGAGCAGAATCAACAGGCCATTCTATTTCAATTCGCTCTTGCCGTTCAGAAGGCCGCGAAATGACGTTTCCGCATTGGATTGAACTCCTGCCGAAGTCGGCAGTGACGAGCAACATTGCAGGCTTTGGCTATAGCTATCCAGCCACCGGCGATAGTTATCGGGCATATGTACAACATCGGTCAGAGTCATTACAGGTCATTAATAACACGGGCGGTGTATCAACCGGCGTTGTGGTTTATGCCGATCCAGCCTGCCCGGCTGCGACATACGACCGATTCAATTTCAACGGTAATCAGTTTGAAATAACCGGCGTGATGCCACAATACACGCCTCGCGGCAATCATCATTTAAGAATAATGGCCGTGGAGCTTTCACAGAAATAATGCAACTGTCAAACCGCATCACTGCCATTAAAACCGCATGGGCGGCAGCTATCCCCACCGTGCCGCTGTATTATCAACTGGCACCTGAAAACACCGTCTGCCCGTTTGCCGTGCTGCGTATCGGCCCGGTCACTCCCGGCGAGCAGGATATAACCAATAAAGATTGGGAAGCCACCGC